GTGCCACTCCGGCAGATGCAATGGCTCCAATGCCAAAACTTAGGGCAATCAACGCCACGCCAGCAAGAATGGAGCCCGTGCTTCCACCCGCACCAGTCAACACAGGGACGATTTTGATGTCTTTCAGGCCGGTGGGCTCGTGCAGTTGATCGAGGGTTAGATCTTCGCTGCCAACAGTGACGCGGTAATGCTGGTCCGCCATGTGTTTTTCAACGGCGGGGAAGTTGGCCACCAAAAAACGCACGGCTTCGGCGGCGCTGGCAACATCTGCCTGCAGCACACGCCTGCCGATGAACTGAGCCAGCGGTCCGTAGAGTTTGATCTTACGGAGCATGGCGCAACCTCCTTCCTGTGCATTTTAAGAGCCAGCCACCGTATAAGTCACGGGTCGACAAACGATTTTGCAGGTGATGCAGCAGCATCCCATCACCCAAATAGACGCCGCAGTGGTTGAGGCCGGGCGATCCAATCGACAAAAGCAGTAGGTCGCCGCGCTCCAGTGGTTCGTCGTCTTGGAGTTGCCGGAAACCTGTTGCAGCCCAGCAACCTTCAAACATGGGTGCAGTCAAAAACTGCTCGGGGTCTAGTGGGCGATCCCAGTCGCGGAGTTCGATACCGTTTTCGGCGTACCAGTCACGCGCCAAAGTCCAGCAATCCTGCACAGCCCATACCCATTGACGGCCAATCAGCGGTGCTTTGTAGCCGTTGGGTGTGTAGGTGCTCCAAGCATTGGTTTTGGGATTGACGATGTGCCAAGGAAGGCCAGTTTTTTCGGCTGCTACCTTGTCCGCCTCGCTAGCGATGGCTGGTGTGATCGGGTGGCTGTGGACGATGGCAACAATCTCACCGGCATCTTCGGCGGCGGCGTAGTCGTCTGGTGCCAGCACAAACATCTGTTCGGCGTGGGTAGCGAGGTTGTTGCATGGCCAGTAATGCTCCTTGCCTTTTATCACCACCACCAAGCCGCAGGCTTCTTTGGGATCCTCGGCCTGCGCGTGGGCTAAAGCAGCATCACGCCAACTCATGCGAAATAGGTGCCGATGCCGGGATAACCACCAAAAGGCAGCTCAGCGTTTTGACCAAAGCGCAGTTTGCAACTATCAACGCGCTTGCCACAAACGTCTTGGCTGGCGTTCAGAACCACCTCGTCGTTTTCGTTGTAATAGTTGGTGCCGGCATAGCTGCACTCAGCAGAGCGGTAAACCCATTGGCACCGTGTCACGCATTGCCGCTTTGGTGCTCGCACACCAGCAAGGTCAAAAGCACTGGCCAGTTCAAACTCAATGACGTCACGGGTTTCGGCAGATTTGCGATCAACGAAATAAATCTCCCGTGGCCACTCGGCGTAGGGGTCGGCCGTGGCATTGGCCGGTTCCAAATAAATTGACGTACCATCTTCATAAAGAAGATCAAAACCGTCTTCAAGTAGTAATACGTCCGCAGGGGCAAAGTTTTCCTCGTCGAGGAATCGCTTTAGGGTGCGGATGCGCGTAACTTTGGCGCCCTCTAAACCTTCTGGCAGGGTGGCAATGATTGTGCTGATCGAGTTAAGTAGGTTGGATGCACGCAGTTTTGGGCGCGGCAGTTGGCCGTTGCCGTTGTACTCAAAACCATCTGCCTCGATTGGCAGTGCTTGGTACGCCTGCGAGTTCCAAATGATGTCTGTCAGGACTTCGTTGAAACCAGCGTGAAAGTAATACGTCTGGTCAACGCCGTGCTGGGCAGCATTCAATTCGAGCTGAAATAGCTCGATGACTGCACCAGGAGCGATCTCCTGTAATGCGGCAGTGAGGCTGGCTTGGCTGTCGCTGGTGACGTAACCAGCATCCCAGTAGCCGGTTACAACGTAGGCCATGCGTTATGCCGTGACAGCTTTAATGACGGCAAAACCAATAATGATTGCCTCGGACAACGAGCCGGCAGTGATATTACGGACGTTGATCGAAGCAGAACCTGCACCGGCTTGAGCGTTAAGAAGATAGGCGCCTGCCGTTCCAGCACTGACGTGGTTGAGTACCAGCAGATCAGTGGAGGCAATGGTGCTGTTGGTCAGCGTGAACGACACCGTGGTCGCTGCTGCCAAAGCGGCGCCGTTCAGGGTGATTTGGCCGCAACGCTTGTTGAGGGTCACGCCGGTACTTTTGCTGGTGGCTTGGGTAACCGTGCCGCCTTCGCCGGTGATGTAACCAGCCTTGTCGGTATTCAGGTTGGTGAAGTTGGCGTCCAGCTCGGTGTGGGTCAGTGGGCTGCCCTTGCCGGCGCGGGTGACGATGGTGCTCATGGAAGATCTCCGGTACTAGCAGTTTAGATGCTTATGCCATCAGGGTTCAAATACTTGACGGAAGGTGGCTGTGATGGTGTTGAAGTTGCAGCTCACCTGACTGGTCTGCCATTCGCTGCACACCCACTTGCCGGCATAGCCATTCGGATCAGTCCAATCAAATGACTCAGTAGCACCTCGAGCGCGCAGGAAGGTGAGGATGTTGTCCCGTTCGGTATCATTTCGATTGCTGAACTGAAGCTGCCAGGTCTTTGGTTGTGTGTTCAAGTTATAGGCAAGGCGTTGCTCATAGCCATCGCCGAATTTAACGGTGCGCACCGTAGGCGCTTCGGACAGATCAGCACTGAAGCTCGGCGTGTAGGTGAAAGTGGCCATTATGCGAGCAAACCTCCTGGACGTTTCTGCTTGATCAGTTCCTGCTGGACCGCGATGCCAATGGCCTTGCCAAGCTGATTAGCTTGATTGCCGTCACCTTGCACGTTAGAACCAGCGGCATCAACGTTCACCGTCACGCTCACCGCACCACCGCCGTTAGCTGCCTGCACACCGAGCCGGCCATCACGGCCGCGGCGCAGCGGCATGATCGCTTCAGGTCCGGCCTCACCCATCAGGCCGATGCCCTTGGCGAAGGGGAACATCGTCGGCTTATCGACGATGCCGCCACGGGCGAACTTCTGGATGCCGTTCTGGGCAAAGACGTTGCCCATGGCGCTCCTAGGGATATTGAACAAATCCATCACGCCACCCACCAACGGCCTGATGATGGCCTGCCGGATCGCGATGCGAGCAATGTCGGCGATGATGCTGTTGGCCAGATCGGTGAAGTTCGCCTTGCCGGTGGTGACGAAGCTGGTCAGTTGATCCTCTAGACCTTGGAAGGTATTGACGACGGCATCCCCAACTTGAGCGCCGAAGTTGCTGATCGATTCATAGTAGGCCTTGATCTTCTCATTGAAGTTCGCGCCAAAGCTATCCTCCTGCTCCTTTTGTTTCTTGTTGGCATCATCAAGTGCAGCAGCACGATCACGAAGCAGGCGGATGTGCTCAGCTAGCGCGGGGTTCGTAGCAGCTAAGATGTCAAGCTGCAACAGGTTGATCTGAGCGTTCAGCTTCTCAACTTCAGTCAATACCTTCTTATCGTTTTGCACCTCGCGAATCTTTGCGTCATAGTCATCAAGAGATGGCAGCAGATCTTTGAGGCCTTGCGTTAGCTGCTGATTTGCTAGCTCTGTATTTGCTTTGGAAAGTTGATTGATCAATGTTTCCAGCGGTTTCACGTTCATCTCGCCGCCAGCCGCTCTGATGTCACGGAACAACTTGACGACCTGCTGCGTCAGATCATCAACGGTTCGATCGTTCTCACGAATGGCTTCAGTACGATCGGCCAGCAGTTTCTCCACTGGCGTGCCGCCAACATTGGCGAACGCCGCGTTGGCATCCTCTACCTTTCGACGCAGGCTTTCCTGCAGATCCACCAGCTGCTGCGTCAATGTGTTGCGACGTTGCTGCAGTCTCTCGGCTTCGTTTGCAGCACGCTTAGCCTCCGCAGCGGCTCGCGCATCCGCCCCGCTCATGTCCAGTGCTGTCCGCCCAGTGCGGCGCCCGGTGCCTGGGGATGGGGCATCCGTGAACAACCGCTGGAATTGACCCATGTTCGCTTGAAAGCGCTTCATGAAGTCAGCGCCAAAGCGATCGGCCTCAGCCTGCGCACCAGCGAAGTCGCCCTTAAATGCCAGCGCAGCCCGTTTTGCAAAGGAACCGATCAGCCGAACAGCTTCATCGACGAGTTTGACCATGCCAAGCAGCACAGCCGCCACGCTGCGGATGCCGAACTTGATGACATTGAACAGATCAGTCCAGTCAGTTTTGCTATCAAACAGCTCGCCAAACACTTCGATGATTGACTGCAGAGCAGGGAGTAGTGCGTCGGTCAACTCCATCCCGAAGCCTTGAGTCTTGATCCCAAACTCGGTCAGCGTGTCGTTGAACAGATCAGACCTGGCAGCGAAATCATCGGAAATCTTGAAGGTAAATTTCTCCATACTGGCCGCGCCTTCATTCAGCAGCGGAATCAACTCGGCGCCTGCCTTGCCAAACAAGGCCACGGCCATCTGTGCCTTCTTTGCTCCATCAGGCATATCGGCGAACTTGTCCGCAATTTGCTTAAGCGCTTTATCGGTTGGGATCAGTTGACCGTTGGCGTCTTTAGCTGTGACGCCCAACTGCTTGAGAAGGCGCTGCATGTCGTCGTTGCCCTCCGCTGCCTTCACCAAGTTCAAGTTCAGCTTGTTGATGCCCTTGCCCAAGCTGCCCATATCAACATCAGCTAGCTTGGCAGCATTACCGATTCCGGTCAGAGCGACAGCGGCGATGCCAGTCTTGGCTTGAAGGTTGAACAGTTCATCGCCGGCGTTGATAGATTTCTTCACAATCGCCGAGAGTCCGCCAACGATTGCACTCCCAGCGATAGCTGCACCAAAGCCAGCGACGGCACCCTTCAGACCATTAAATGACATGGCCGCGTTCTTGGCCTGCCCCTGCAATCCCTGCATGGAATTGCCAAGCCGTCGGATATTGTTTTCGCCTTGAACGTCTGCCTTGATCCGCAGCATGGCATCCATGTTCATCGCCATGGCTATGCCCCCTGTTTATTGATCACGGTCATCGCTGCGGCCTCCATGATTTGCAGGTCCTCCAGCAGCGCGCGCGGTTCCTCTACGTCGTACAGCTTAAACAGCCAGCGCACCGCTGCATAGTCCAATCCGATCACCCCGCTCATCGTGGTGCGCCATTGCGTCTGAACTCGCAGGAACATCTCGACCACTGGCCAGTTCTCCGGCCAAATTCCGAAGTCTTCATCCGGTGGTG